AGAGTATAGTACAAAAGAGATTATACATATTAAAGAAAACAGTTTCAACTCTATATATAGAGGAGTTCCTAGATTGAAGCCAGCATGGAGAACCATGCAATTACTTGGAAGTATGAGAAGATTCCAAGATAACTTCTTCAAGAATGGAGCAGTACCAGGTTTAGTACTTAAGTCACCTAACACACTTTCTGAGAAAATCAAAGAAAGAATGTTACAGGCTTGGGTTGCTAGATATAATCCAACATCAGGAGGTCGTAGACCTCTCTTCTTAGATGGCGGGTTAGAAGTGGAAAACCTTACAGAAGTAAACTTCCAGAACTTAGACTTTCAAGAAGGTATAAAAACCAATGAAAGAATTATTCTAGAAGCTATGGGTGTTCCACCAATTTTATTGGACGGTGGGAATAATGCTAACATTAGACCTAATCACCGTCTTTACTATTTAGAAACCATACTTCCTATCATTAGAAAGATGGGGTATGCTTTCGAGAGGTTCTTCGGTTTTAAACTAAATGAAGATGTAAGCGATGTGCCTGCACTTCAGCCTGAATTGAGAGACCAGGCAAACTACTACGCCACACTTGTAAATACGGGAATATTAACACCGAACGAAGCAAGGGAGGCGTTGAGACTTGAGACGATTGACGGATTCGATCAACCGCGAGTTCCTGCAAATATTGCAGGAAGTGCCGCGAATCCAGAGCAAGGTGGTAGACCAGAAGAGACCCCACCCGCAGAGGAAGAATAATTATGACAAAAAATATGATGCTAAAGGCTTTAAGCGAGTATATGCAGGCAAAAAATGTAGATACCATAAGCCTATCAGATTATAAAGCGGACCCGAAAGCTCCTGTGAGAGACTATCTTATGAGAAGAAAGTTTGGCTCATGGAATAGAGTTTTAGCAGCCGCTAAATTTAGATTTCCAATTGAAATAACTGCACCGGCTCCTGCCCCTGCCCCTAAAAAGGCTAAGGTAGAAAAGAAGGAGAAGTAAATGGAAAAGATATTTCACTGGACAAATACTTTCAAAATGTTATCAGAAGATGAAGATGGCGGACTAGATATCAAAGGATCAGCTAGTACGGACGCATTGGATCGTGCTGGTGACATAATTGAAGGGAATGCTTGGACTAAAGGTGGTCTGGATAATTTTAAAAATAATCCAGTAATCTTATTCAATCATAACTACGACCGACCAATCGGCCGTGCAAAAGAAATAGGAGTCACAGAAAATGGACTAGAGCTTACTGCTCGTATATCCAAATCTGCTGGCGAAATTAAAGATCTTATTAAAGATGGCGTTCTTGGAGCTTTTTCTGTTGGTTTCAAAGTCAAGGACGCTGATTATATATCAGAAACCGACGGATATAAGATAAAGGACGCTGAACTATTTGAAGTGTCTGTTGTTTCGGTTCCTTGTAACCAAACCGCAGTCTTCTCTCTAGCAAAATCATTTGATAGTATGGAAGAGTACGATCAGTTCAAGAAAAACTTTATTAAAGAGACTTCCTCAATCGACGCTAGTGCAAAGATTGAGCAGTCAAGCGAGGCAAAAGCCGACAAAACGGAGACTAAAATGTCAGAAGAAAACAAAACTCCTGAAGTAAGCCCTGAGTTCGACCTTGAAGCATTTGCAAAGCAAGTAGCAGATCAAACTGCAACTAGCATTGCTATGAAGCAAGCCGAGCAAAAAGCTAAAGAAGAAGCAGAAGCTAAAGCGCAAGCTGAAGTAGAAGCTACTGAAAAAGCTGAATTGGACGCTGAACAGGAAAAACAGAAAGTAGTTGTTAAGTCAAGTATTTCTGGAGCTGAGAAGCTTATCAATGATGTTGCCGCTAAGGTTGAAGAAAGACAAGGAGACTTAGAGTCTGTTGTTAAAGAACTTCAATCCGAATTATCTGAAAAATCCGAAGAGATTCAAGCTATGCGCGAATCAAAAAGAATTTTCCAAGATAGAGGGAACAAAAACTGGAAAGAAGCTTTCGAAGGCGATATCGTAGATGCCAAGATCTTAGGTCTTGCAACTGGTAGAGGTTATGACACTCCTTATGCTAAGAGCGTAATGGAAAAAGTAAACGCACACTCAGGTGTTGCAGTTTCTAGTGCAGACTTCGAGCAAATCGTATCTACAAACGTTGAAAGAGATATTCAAAACGAGCTAGTATTAGCACCGTTATTTAGAGAAATTCAAATGAATTCTGCTAACATGATTATCCCTATCCTTCCAGACAGCGGATACGCTGAATTTACTACCAACCAGGTAGCTAGTGGTTCTTCACCACACGGTAACTTGGCACAGACAGGCGACACCTATGGTGCACCTTTCGGTGGTGTTGACTTGACAGAGAAAACTCTATCAACTCACAAACTTATTTCACAATCTTACTTAGGTAACGAGACTGAAGAAGATGCAATCATGCCGATTCTTCCTTTAATTAGGGAATCAATTGTTAGATCACACGCAAAAGGTATTGAGAATGCGTTACTATTAGGTAACCACTCTACTGGTGTTTATACATCAGGAACTTTTGATGGTCTTATCAAAATGGCATCAGCAGATAGTGATGAAACTCAATCAGCAACAGCTGTAGCTTCAGATACTGTTACTGCTGCAGAATTGCTTGCTTTAAGAAAGAATATGGGCAAATACGGTGTTAATCCTAACGACGTAACTTATATTATTTCACAAAGCGCTTACTTCCAATTACTAGAAGACGCAGAATTCCAAGATGCTAATCTAGTTGGTGATATGGCTACAAAACTCACTGGTGAGATTGGTCAGGTATTTGGATCACGTGTTTTAATGTGTGATGAATTCCCTGCTCAAGCAGCTAATGGGTACGGAGCGATTGCAGTATATGCAAGAAACTACGTAATGCCTAGACTTAGAGGTGTGACAATTGAGTCAGACTACGAAGTTGCTAACCAGAGAAGAGTTCTTGTTGCTTCACAAAGAATTGGTTTCACCGATCTAATCGATGGTGCTACTTCTAAGTGGGCTTATAAGTTCAAAGCTAGTTAATAGCTAACCTATAGTGGGGGTTCGCCCCCACTATACTTTTTATATAATATTATGGCAGATTTAGTAACAACAAACGAATATAAAGACGCTGAAGGAATTAGAGGCGAGAAAGAAGACGACCGTCTCAATGTAATAGTTCCTCAAGTATCTGACCTTGTCAAAAAGTACTGTGGTACTTCGTTTGTAGACTATATCTCCACAGATAAAGTAGAAACTTTTTCAATAGATGATAACTACACCTCAACGATAATAGTCAGCGAGAGTCCGTTAACGGCAGTTGATAAAGTAGAAGAAAGAACCTCGTATAGCGGAGCGTACGCGGAACTAACTACAGGGAATTATGAATACTATGCAGACTTAGATTCTGATGCTATAATCAGAACTGATGATAATGGTAATCACAAAATGTGGGCAAAGGGAGTAGGAGCTGTAAAAATTACTTACAATGCTGGCTACGCTGAGTGCCCAAGAGATTTAAAACTTGCTATATTTGATCTAATTACTTACTATGTAAAAGATGAGCATAAGCAAAGACAGACTCTAGGTGGAGCAACATTGCAAAACCAAGGCACTTCAGGAATGAGGACGAGTACTGACTTTCCAGACCACATCAAAAGAGTACTAGACTTATATAGAGTTGTAGTGTGATTAGAGACGTAGAAGCGCATTTAAGAAAGGAAATAAAGTCTTCAGGTAGAAGCTTTTTTGCAAAGCACTTTCAACATAAGTATACAATTACTAGAAATATTGTTACTTTAACAATGGAGCCAGAACTTCAAGAGTGGATAAATGACTGGAATTTTCAAGTAGAAGAACAGCAGATAAAAGCTGAAAGAGACGGCAGAAATATATGGGAGGGCGGACCTCCTTATATAACAGATAAGACATTAGCTAAAAAAGCTGCACACCATGGTATAGAAACAATACTATTAGATAAATTCAGGGTTGAAGCAGCAATGAAAAAAATCTCTAAAGAT